TGTACATCCTAATCTTTCCCGCTTCTTAATTAGCTGATGTTAGACATTTAAAAAGCTCTTGATCCAGAAGATATTCTTCCAATTCGCCCATATCTCAATTTTGTTAATAACTATACTCATTGTGTAGTAGTTTTCATTTTTCGATCCACCGGTTACCCAACTACAGGCTGTTTGAGTGATTTTAGTCCCCATAGTCTTAGTAGGTAGCTAGCAGATTTTCATGGGCCATACTTATTTGATTCTCTTAGACAGGCAGGTATAACCCTCAAGACCCCTTCATTTGATAAAATGTTGAAATCTTTTACTTAAATGGTCTTAAAAAGTTCCGAAAATGAATAGCCTTTCATTGCTTCCTATTATACAAAAGGTGGTCATGCTCCGAAGTAGAATTATAAGAGAAATAAGTAGAATCAATCTAAGAAAGAAGAATAGGCTCGACCAGATAACTCTAGCAAATTCGAAGACTATAAGAAGAGACGACTTCAATAAACTTAATAAGTTGAATAGAAAGTTTAGATTCCTTCAACCAATAGCTAGGAAAGCCCCAACAAGAATGGAAAAGATCAGAAATTTAAGAAAGATAGATGGAACCAACCTAAATGGTAGCCTAAAACCACAACTCAGCCTCCTTCAGCAAATAGTCAGCAAGGAAATACTTCCAAGAAATCTAAAGTTAGTCATGAAGTCCCCTATTAGAGTAAATAGAGCTAAAGTTGAATTACCATCTTAGGTAATAAATGGGGAAACCTCTCTTTATTTTGGACCTCTTAAATCTCCACATTGTGCTTGCGTCCCAAAGACGGTCTGTGACAATTGTATTAATTAGTTCAGCCACTATTAGGGTAGTGATAGGTACGTTACTAGTCAGACTTTTGATATCCAATCTTTAATTAATTGGGTAGAACATGTCAGTTCGGAAAATTGTTTATCACTATCTCTAGGTGCTTGTTTATGCATAAATACTGGATTCCTCTTCTAACATTTTTCTTGTAACAAGAGCGTTAAACCCTTTTCTCTATGTAAAGAAATAGCCTCCCTTCTTACAAGCCCTTCTTGTGCTTTATTTTCTAAACTACTTTATGACTCTGTTGAAGATTCCAAAAGACCCATTCTACCTGGCCGTTGTCAGCTTGACAAGAAATCCTCAATAAGCCCTGATGATTGTATGGCTATAACTATTTTCCTTGAGTCAATCCTATAAGTCCATATATCTCTATTCAATAAAGTAACTTCTAATAAATTGTTAGTTTCCTCAACTAAGGACTAGAAAGGGTAGAGACTTTTAATTGACATATCAGATAAAGGGAATCGACTCTTTGAATTTAATAAGTGGTTCTTGAATTATTTTAGATCCTGGATGTAATCCCCACTCCCTTGTTAATGGGTACTTCATCGTAATTAGAACCAATCTTTTGCCCATTGTGGAATTAGCCTTCCCCCCGCTTTTTTCTCTAGATTTAGGTCTAGTCTTGGATAAATTAGTGCACGGAAACCAGTAGATTTTTTCGGGGATTGGCTTAATCGTGG